CGTGAAACGCGCCTGAGATGGTAAAAGTGCCGTCGTTGTTGTCGCTGACACTCACCACCCGGTACTGCTGGGCATACAGCTCATCAGACTCCACTACCCAGACGCTTTCCGCCTGCGGTATTTCTCCGTAAGCGATACTGACCGTAACGGCCTGACCGTTGATCGCCTGGATTGTTCTGGCCTGTGACGCGCCGGAAGGAAGATTGAGAATAAGGCGATCGCCCGGCTTTGCATCGGGCATGCGGTCGAGGCTGATCACGCGCCCGTTAACCGAACTGATGCGGCCGCCAGTGACTTTACCGGACAGCATTTCATCAGCGACAGCGATTATATAGCCCGGCTGCGGAATGTTACCGTCCAGCCCAACGGAGAAAGTGACGATGCGGTCCTTGTTGTTGGTCAGGATCCCCCAGCGCCCCTTTCGGTTTGCTTCACTCTGCCGGGTGCAGCCAATCGCGGTCATCTCAAGCTGGTTAAATCCGTAACGCGCAACCAGCGGTTGTTCAAACACCGGCTCCATGGCGTCGGCGTAGCCGTTAGCCGGGTCGGAATAAGAGACCAGCGCTGTGGTGTAACGGGTTTTGGTCGTGCTGCTCGAGTAAACGAATTCACCGTTTACGACGTTGGCGCGGGTGTAGCTGTAATCAATATCGCGTGGCATGTCTGCCAGCGCCACGATCTGGTTGCCGCCCCAGTAGGTCATGCCCCGAAAGATAGCCGCAAAGTCCCGCAGCACGGTATAAGCCTCGTTACGGTCCTGCACATAAACGTTACAGGTATAACGTGGCTCCAGGCCATTTCCGCCCTTTCCATCCGGTACCAGTTGATCGCAGTACTGTGCCACCTGGTACAGCGTCCACTTATCGATATTGGCCGCCGTCAGCCGGTGGCCCAGGCCAAAGCGGTCGGCGACCACGATATCGTAAAAAATCCACGCAGGGTTATCTGTCCAGGCCCATTTAAACCCGCCCGTCCAGGTGCCGTTATAGGCGCGTGTCAGCGGATCATAATTATCGGGTACCGGAAGGGAAAACGACACGAAGTGCGCGCAGTTCATCGTTTTCATAAGCGGTCTGCAACGCCAGTTGCGCCTCTTCATCGCCTACCCAGTTGCGGCTGATAGACATTTCAGCCGGAGCAGCCAGCCCGTTGGTTTGCTCCTGTTCAACCGAGCAAAGCGTGGTTACATCAATGTCACCCTTCTGCCCGCCGGTATAGCTGATCTCCTTGGTAGCGCATTCCGCCACAAGAAACTCGACATCCACGCCGGGGAAACCGACAGCGGTAAACGCCGCCACGGTAACAGGGGCACCGGAGATGCCGATCTGCATACCTTTTGTTACTTCATACTTACTGGCCATGTTTTCTCCAGATACAAAAAAACCGCCAGGCGGCGGTCGTGTTAAACAGCGATTAGGGGTTACTGCTGGATCTGAACTTCAAGTGTTGCCCGGCGCACCCCGCCCTCCGGTTCATATCCGCTGGTTTTGATCATCTGAGTGAAATGAATCGGGGAAAGTGCTGCAATAACCTGCTCGCGAATTTCCCGCGCCTCGTCCACTGTCGATGCGTAGACATCAACCTGAAGAGAGGTATTTTCTTCAGCCGGGCCGCAAAGGGTGTCACCGTAAACCTGACTTACCAGCGTGAACGTTACCCACGGCGGGGCGACAGATGGCTCGCCTGCTGAGTTTAGTGGGGCGACATCGGGGTAAACCTGCCCGTCAGCCAGGGCGCCAATCAGTTCGAAAATATCGGCTTCAGTCATTTGGCCAGCACCTCATCAATTGCACGATTCATTCGCGCCATGGCAATCTGAGCCGCCTCTTCCTGTCGGGTATCAAATGCGGGACGAACAAACGGGTGCGCAGGCATGTGCGATGTGCCCAGTTCCACAAAGCGCCAGTAGAATGCATTACGCTTATTCCCTGCCTTCATGGTGTTGTCACTGTTACCTGTTGCGGGGTTTACACCTCGAATATGCACACCGGACGCAATATCACCGCGCCGCCGCGCTTTCTGTGTAAGCACCACAACATTATTTTTGAGCTTTCCGGTACGTACCGGGGCTTTTTTTATAACTTCCTGTTTGAGCACTTCGGCGCCTGCCCGTGTGGCATCACGCAGGACTTTATTATTCTCGGCGCGGCTGAGCAGTTCCAGATCGCGGGCAATATCCTGCAGTCCGGAAAAATCCAGGTTGTAATCAATCACGCTTTCACTCCCTGTTTGCAGAGAATTTCCAGGCGGCTACCCTTTTCATCAGGTACGGGAGGCCCGGTGACTTCCAGCATTTGCCCCCTGAACGGCCCGGTAAGGACATGCAGACGGGAGGCTGCGTTAATATCGGTGCGATAACGCATCCAGACACGGACTGTCGCCTCGGCTTTTTCAGCGCCGGAGGCAATCAGCTCACGACCGCTGATCCCCTTAACCTCAGCCCAAACCGGATGAGAACCATCACGCCATTCCTGTTTGGGCTGACCGGATGGTGATCTCACCATCACTGCGTTCTGAATCATGACCTGATGGCGGTTTCTTCCTGCCTGCATGGCACCTCCTACACACCATAAATGCGGTAAGGCTGGAGCAGCGCGTCTACAGCGAAAGGTAATGCCATGATCTGACCTGGTGTCGTAGCTTCACGATTTTCATACCAGTGCCCGATGAGAAGCAGCATTGCCGCTTTGACATCATCAGTGAGCAAAAGATGATCGGCGTTTTCATCGTATCCGGGCGAAGTCGCTGTTTCGTAAAGAGTCCTGCGTGTCCAGGTTTCGACATGGCGTACGGCTGCGCCGATATAAATCGCGAGCAAATCATCATCACCGGAGAAATCATCATCAATCCGGCAGTGTTTTCTTACCAGATCCAGATCAAGCATTATTTTTTACCTTTCTTCGGCGGTACGGCGGGCTCCGTTTGCTCCGCTGCGTCATCCGATTTAACAGTCAGCGCATAGCCTTTCTGCACCAGTTCCCGTCCATGCTGTTCGAGGGTTTCAAACATCTCACCTTCCATAAGCACCTTCCCTTCAACAAAAATGGGGCGGATAACGGTCAGTTTCATAACACTCTCCAGACAAAAGGCGGCCCGGAGGCCGCCGTTATGGGTTACGCACCACCAGCAGGCGCGGTGAAGGAGCCGTAGATAAACGCCTCAGGGCGTTTCACCGCCAGCGCCAGTCGCTCCTCACAGCGGATCGAGATCATGTTCTTCTCGAAGTCGTCGGCGTTCTCGGTGGAGATCACCACGTTGGCATCTTCACGGTCGAAAAGCTGCGCCGCCGCGTTGAATGCACCGGTCAGGAACTTGCCCTGGAATGCCGGCGCTTCGGTCGCCACCACAGGCAGCCCCCACAGGGTGGGCCCGGTCAGAGCCGCGGGGTTCGCCAGGATATAGCGGCCCAGCGTATCCTTGGTGAGCTCAATCTTCGCCCAGTCGATAAAGTGCAGAACATGGCCGGACGCCGGGAAGCGAGCCAGCTGCGCCTGAAGCATCGCCAGTCGCAGATCGTCAATGCCGTTCTGCTGCTCAACTGCAAACGCAGCGGCAAAAGCAGTTGCCTGAGGAACAATGCCGTGTAGATGAACGCCGGTACCGTCACCGAACAGGATTTCCTGCTCTTCCACGTACTTCAGTCCATAGCGCATTTCCGCATCAACTGTCGACTGTAGCTGGGCAAAGTCATCCAGGATCTGCTTTGACGCCTTGAACATGTGCGCGATGGTGGTGACCGGAGTGATTTTGGTTGCAAACTGAATATCGCTGTACGGCTTGGCGGTATTCTCCGGTACCACTTTTGCTGCATTAGTAAAACCGGTTTGCTGTACCCAGAAAATCGCCGGCGCGCCGGTACGACCGGGAGCAATCAGATCACGGATAAACAGACGCTGTTTTGGCGCGGTATCGATGCCCGGCAAACGCTGGGGCTCAACCACGCCATCAGCAACACCTGTAGAAAGCAACGCGGCATTAACCGGAATACTGAGGCGCTTACCACCTTCCACGCTGGCAGCAAAAGTTTTCAGCGCTTCGGAGTTGATAACCACCTGCCCCACCGTTTCTACAACTTTTGCCGCATTCGCCAGCGGCATCTGCGCAACATGCTGCTCCAGCTCACCCAGCGCAGCTTTAAGGGTCTTTTCTGCTTCACGCATGGCGTTTAGTTCAGTCGCCATCTTATCCACTGACGCCTTTGTCTCTTCAGAGAGCCTGCCGGACTTCTGCGCTTCCTTCAGCGCATCTTCCGCTTTGGCGTTGAATTTACCGGTCGCTTCCTCAATGGAGGCGGTTACTTTTTTCAGAATATCGTTTACGTCAGACATACATTCTCCGTTAATGGCATGCGTTCGCCAGGCCGCTTAATGCGACATCCAGCTCAGCTAAAATTTCAGGATTGGGTTGGGTAGCGCTCGGCATACCAGCGGGATCGGTAACAGCGCCCGGCGTGTTACCTGTTAATGCTTTGATTAATTTCCGGCGCTCTGACCGGGGGGTATTGGCTTTTGCCAGCAGCGCATCGAGTTTGCGTAGCGCTGCTGACGGGGAATCATCACCACCGGAAACTTCATCAGCAGACATAAGACTGTCAGCAAGCCCTTTCTCTACTGCGTCGCTTCCACCGATATAACTTTCTGCGTCCATCAGCTTGTGTATCGCTTCCATATCCAGGCCGGAGCGGGACGCGTAGATATCCGCCATGGCGTTATCAAAGGGTTCGAGACTTTCCGCCAGTTGGGTGAAATCATGTCGGTTACCCATGGCGACAATCCAACAGTTATGGATCATCAGAAACGCGCCGCGTCCGATTTGAATTTCATCACCGGCCATCGCGATAATGCTTGCAGCGCTGGCGGCGATGCCCAGCACCTTCACGGTTACCTTCCCCTGGTACTCGCGCAGGAGGTTATAGATCGCAAGACCTTCGAACATGTCACCACCCGGGGAGTTGATGTTCACCGTCACGTCCTCGCCGTTCATTGAGCGCAGTACACCAGCGATGCGCTTGGCGGTAACGCCTTCGTCCCAGTAGTCCCGGCCAATTACATCAAAAATGGAGATCGAGTTGTCGTCACCTGCTGCGGCCCGTATGCCGCCGTTCCACCGTTCAAGCGCAGATGGCAGCACCTCGCAGCTGGCACCCGCGCAGGGGCGGCCCGCCGGAGCAACCGGAAGCTGTCTTTTTGTCATCGGGTTTTGTCCTATGCCGCCTGTTTCAGCGGGGATTGTTCGAAAGGAATGTCAGGGAAAACGTGGTTGTGAACCTGCAGGAGAGCAAAAGCCTGTGCAGCCTGGCTGTTCTGCTTCAGGTCCTCCAGTGGCGTCAGGTTGAGCTGTACCGTATAAATGTCGCCGCCCTCAATCGGTGGCATATTTTCCAGACGGCGCACGTCGTTGCGCGACATCCAGCCGTTCTGCAGCGCACTGGTGTAGTACGCCGCCCGGCCCGCGCTGTCGGCCCGCAGCAGCCCTTCAACAGAGAACTCAGCAAACAAATCTTCATCGCCTCCCAGCAGACAGCGCGCAATTTCCTGCTCGATGTTCACCAGCAGCGGGCGCAGCGTATGGGTCAGGAACTGGAGGTTCATTCCCTCCAGACTCGACGCCCAGCTGCTCTGCTTGGATGTGTGACCGACCATGAACGGCGGCACACGGAACCAGCGGCAGATTTCCTCAATGCCAAAAGAACGCGTCTCCAGCATTTGCGCCGCTTCAGGGTTCATCGTGACGTTCTGGTATTTCAGTCCCCCCTCAAGCACCATGATTTTTCCGGCGTTCTTTGAACTGGTGAACTTTGCCATGTAGTCACGGAGCCGTTCGCGCTGCCCCTCATCAAGAGCCATGTCAGCTGAAAGAAAACCGGAACTTTGAAGACCATTTTCAAAAATCTTCGCCGCCGATTCCTCAACCGCCATAGCCGCACCAATCACATCGCGTCCCGAGCTTAGCGGCATCATGCCGCAGATTCCATCCAGACCAAATCCACGAATGTGCATCAGGTTTTTTTCAGGAATAACCCGGGGTTTGCCGTTATCGGTATAGGTGTACTCCAGCCGACCACTGTCGAGACGCTTCACCAGCATGTTCTGGGGTAACAGCGGAACCAGAGATACCAGCTTGCTGCCGATGAAGTGCTTTTCCACAAAGGCATTCCCACGCAGACAGATGCTTGCCACCAGCATCAGCATAAAACGCGAGGGTGTCATTTCGGCGTTGGGCCGTCGGCAGAGCAACTGATAAACAGGGTTCCCCTGTGCCAGCTTGCGCGATCCATCTGCCTGTCGTTCGTAAATCTTCATAGGCAAAGTGGAAACAGACTCGCTCAGCAGTCGCACACAGGCCCAGACCGCCGAAAGCTGGATAGCCTTGTCTGCTGTCACCACCTTTCCACTGCTGCTGGTACCGAACCACTCCTGCCAGAACGTCCCGGTAGTCAGGCTGATGGGTACGCCGAGCCAGTTGAGCAGAGCACTTTTTACCCTGCCCGGCTGATTGTTTTTTTTCATCAGAAACCCACCATAATGGGATTGTCAAAGAAGCCACTCAGGTCCTGCTGGTCGTTGCCCCCATTAACGAGTAAGCGACTCATAGCCGTGAACAGCGCCGCAGGGCCGTCGATCTTGGCCTCCGGTGTCGATTTGTTGGGGAAGATGTTGTCATTGCGATCCGGCCGCACCGTCACGTTCGACATCATCCAGTTCATCACCGGATGATTGCTGTGATGGAACCGGCCGCCATAAACCAGCGCCTCGACCTCCTTCATAGCCTCGGAAAAGTTTCGAACTGTCTGGGGCACCTCCACCAGAGGTAAACCTTCTTCAGCAAGCGCCAGGCTGAACTGCGTGGCACTCCACGGATCGAAGCCGATTTCTTTCAGGCTTTCCCCGGCCACCCACACCTGGAGTTCCTCTTTGATCTGCGCATGGTCAATCACATCACCGTCAGTCAGGATAAGCCTCCCAAGATCCGCCCAGTTGCGGTAATGCTCGGCCATCTGACGGGAACACTTCTCAAGCCGCCCTTCCGGAAGCCAGAACTTAAAGTCAGCATGAACGTGACCGTCAGGGGATCGCCATGCTTTTACAGCGGCGCAAATGTCAATTTTATTTGCAAGATCGACGCCCACCCACAGGGGATATGTTTTGAGCTCATGCGCCGGCGCAATGAGTTCGCACTTTTCCCATTTCACCATGTCCATCCAGGCGGATTCCGCCGTCACCCAGATATTCATGTGCTTGGTGAAAAAGTTGACCCGTGCGGATACCTGCTCTTTAGCCTTCTTCGCCAGGCGACGTAGATCGTCCCAGCGCTTACAGATACCGAGGCCGGGGTTGGCCTTCTGCCAGACTGTTTCATCGAACGGGTCGTCGCCTTCATCCAGGGTGTAGATGATGGCGAAAAAGGTATCGTCTTTAACTGCTCCTTCCACATCACTGTTAAAACCGCGCAGCACCTTGGTTGCATAATCACGCAGTTCGTAACAGATACCCTCTTTGTTGAAGCCGGAAGTGGTGATGCCGAATAACAATGACTGAAGGCGGGCACCGGTAGCTGTTTCCAGGACGTCCCATACGTCACGGGTTTTGTGAGCATGCAGCTCGTCGACAATGCCGCAGTGGATGTTGAGACCGTCCAGGTTGTTTGCGTCACTGGAAAGTGGCTCAAATTTCGAAGCGCTTTGCTCCTGGAATATCGCCAGCTTGTTGAACTCAAACAGGCGTCCGAGCGTCGCTTTCGCCTTCTTCACCATGTTTTTTGCGTCTTCGAAAACGATACGAGCCTGGTCGCGGGTAGTGGCTGCGGAGTAAACCTCGGCGCCACCCTCCCCGTCCGCTCCCGTCATGTACAGACCGATGCCCGAGGAAAGCGTGGATTTCGCGTTCTTGCGTGCCACCTCGTTATATGCGGTACGAAACCGCCGCACCATCACCGGGCGGCCACTGCCATCGTTACGCAGCACCACTTCACCGGTTTCTTCATTAACCAGCGGAATGACAAACCCGAAAATGTTGATAAGGATAAACACATGCCAGTCCATCAGGTCGATAGGTTTTCCGGCCAGCGCACCTTTAACATGCGGGATGAACTTATAAAAATTCAGAATGTGTTGCGCGCGGGGCTCGCTGAAATAGATACCGCGCCTTTCGCCATGTTTAAGATCGTCCAGGAAGCGCTGGCAGGCCAGCCGGACAAACTCACAGGCAATGATTTCCCCCGCCACGACGCGCTCGGCGTAGCGGATACCGTCGGCAACCTTAGCCATTAATCCCTCGCTTTCATGAACTCAGCCAACGGATCAACCGCATCAGGCTTATTGGTACTAACCTTTGACCGACTTGCGGGCGTCATGCCGAACTCGGCCAGCATGGCGCGAAGTCGCTTCCATGCATCCGCCTTCATGATTGCCGCCGGATGAGCCTTGATCAGCACGTCTCCAGTCTGCGTTTCAGTTCGGTAGGTATACCCCTCGATCTCCAGCGTGTCGCAGTGATGGCGGTATTCGGTGTAAGCCTCGACCATCAGCTCAAGCGCTCGGGCATCCAGCAGTGAAATGACGCCGACGGCATCAAGCTCCTCAGCCATTCGCTTAAACCAATACTTTGCCTGCTTGTCGAAATGCTTGGGTGTTGGGGGTACCCCTGCAGGGGGTTGCGGTTCATCTTTATTGATCGGGCGTTTTGATGGGTTACCCCTCACCAGACGCAGATGGGTCGGGGTTTTCGGTGGTCCTGGCATAATCGAAAACTCCTATCAATTACTGGTTGGGGGACCCCATAAAAAAGTTTTCTAACCTGCGGCGATATAAAAAAAGGTTAGGCGGCGGTACCTTAGGGAGAAGCCCCTGAACTTTTTACCCGCCCCTCGCAGATGAGAATTTATATCATTTTATTCGTTCGCGGGCTGTTTTCGCCCTGTGACAGGCATTACAAAGGGTTTCCAGATTGGATAAATCATCGGTACCCCCACTTGCTTTAGCTGTGATGTGATCGACTGTAGCAGCCGGGATGTAACTACCATTCCTCAGGCATTCTTGACAGATGTGTTTATCCCTGCTCAGAACGAGAGGACGCAACCTGTCCCATTTGCTGCCATAGCCGCGTTGGTGGCGAGTCAGTCCGCGCTGATGCTGATGCCAGCCTTCATTGCGGTGTGCCTCGCAGTAACCGGAGCGGTCCGTTGTCGTTCCAGGACATCCACGTTTACGACAGGCGCGAGAAATAGCTGATGGCATGTTAGATCTCTCTACTTAAATTTATAAGAAATACATGTAAAGGCTCGATTGTTTCCGTTTAAAATGCATAAAAATACAGCAAAGGTAGAAAGCGAATGTCCAGAGAAGGCTCGTTAGACTTACTCGATGAAGTACAGGAATGCCTGGAAGCGATGAAGCGAACCCAGCAGATCAAACCTGTGAAAGTGAAATCCATGCTTGAGCATTTAAGAAGTTCGTTGGAATATGTTGCCAACGATACTTACGATAAACATAACCTTTCAAGTGAGATAGAACGACCGAATATTTTCTTTCCCTATGGAAAAAAAGTGTTTATAGATAATTTTTTTACTAAAAAATTAAATATATCTCCACCTTCATCATCTCCTCTATATAGAATTTACAATTCTATTCAAAGCTATCAAACTGGTGACAACTGGCTTGAAATGATGTGCAACCTGACTAATGAGGTCAAACACAGACACCCAATCCCTTTACAAGAAGATGAAGTTACCAAAGGCGTAAAAATAAACTTTGAAGATGTTAATTTAATCACAATTAGTGACTCATCAAATGTTGTATTTAAAAACTTTTATGTTAATGGTAAGAAAGCTACTGATTTCGCTTTACAAAATGGAAGATTAGAAATTGCTGAAAATGGCATTCCGCTAAACTTTGTTTTAAGTCAGGAAAAGAAAATAAGATTCCATGGTGTTGATTATGAAGTAATTCCTTTTATTGAGGAATGCATTAAAAAAATCAAACTTTTTATTAACGAATCTTATGATGTCTTAGAAAAACTTTAATACCCCATCATCCACGTTATGTTTAGATTCGCGATGCTTCACAGCGTGGTTAACCGTTCTAGGAGTTGTGCATAGCGAAGAGAGCGTCATAGATGCTTTTCAAAAATGTAACAGGCAGCAAAGATGTTTTTTTCATAGAGCCGTATCTTGGGCATACTACTCACAGCAAAAGGTTTTTTAAAATGGTAGATATGGTTGACCCAAGCAACTCACTCGCTAGCTTCCAGGTAGCTTTGAACAATAATTTAATTACCCTCACTCCTTGCTTACTCCATCCAGAAATGAAAGTTCTGCAGGACAACGCTGAGGGAACTCCCAGGTTAACTTATGCTCTATTGGACGGCGAAAAAGTAAAAGGAATAGCTATCTATGTCCCTGTAGAACCGATAGAAGGGACACTATGCTTTGGTTTAGGTTACGCAGTTGCAGAGCAATACAGGAAACAAGGAGTAGCATCAGAAATTGTACAAAAAAGTTTGGAGGAAATTCACGCTTGTTTTAAAAGGCATATTCCTAAATTTTACGTTGAAGCTATTGTAGGTATCGATAATTATGCTTCCAATAAAGTCGCCAGCAAGTTTCTCTCTCAAGAACCTAAAGCTTGTGATGACTCCTGTTCAGGCAAACCAGCTCAGCAATATGTACGTTTTTTAGAGTGACTAAAGTAAACAATCCCAATAGCTACTGATAACATTATTAGGCGTTGTTTTTTAGAGGCGCCTAATAATGCTTACCAGTCAGCAAGTTTATTTTACTGCACGATACCAAGCCTGCCAGCGATACATGTTGGACCGAAGCTGGCGCACGCACTCAGCGGTCTCGATATCAGCCTGCAGGTCTTCGTCGCTGTTGGTGCCAGCGTCACTTGCCCTGCACGGCTCCTGCATCAAATCCGCTGATGGAGTTGGCAGCGTCGATGGCACGCTGGCGCAGCCGCACAGACTCATCATCAAAATCACACCTGGTACGATCCGGAGACTGAACATATTTCGCCACGTC